GCGTTACCAAAAATTGAAAATGAAATATATAGATTATCAAGATAATCAAATAGTAAATCATAAACTGTTGCTGATCCTGGTAAATTTATATCTAATGGTTGATATATTCCATTACCTAAATAAACAGCAACCCTGTCTAATAACGTAATATTTCCTGCAGTTGTAAAGAAACCCGCGATATAAATTAAATTATTATTTATAACTATTTGTAGTACAGTGTCATTAATGCCACCACCTAATGCTTCCCATTTTTGACCATTCCAACGCCCAAAATAAGTAACAGTAACTCCTCCTAAATTTGTTGTGTTACCTCCAACGTATAAATTACCAGTTTCGTCTAACGCAGCTGCATACAATGTGGCATTTGATCCAGTTCCTAAAGATATCCATGCTGAACCAGTCCACTTCACAACATAGTCGCCATTAGCATCTCCAACATTTACGAAACTTCCAACAATAAATAAATTGTTGTTTTTATCAACAATAATTTTATTAACTTGACCATTTAAAATTCCAGTAGATAATGGTGCCCAAACAGAACCATTCCATTTTGCTATTCGTGTTGTATTAGCAACTCCACCAGCTAAAGTGAATAAACCACCAGCATATAAAATTCCATTATTGTCAATAGCTAAAGCATAACAATAGTAGTTCAAACCAGTTCCTAAACTGGATAAATTTGATCCATCCCATTTGACAATATAATTACCATTTGCATCACCCCAATTCGTAAACTCACCAGCGATATATAAATTTCCAATAGCATCAAATTTCAAAACATTAATCACGCCATTACAGCCAGCAACAACGGAAACCCAAGCACCTGCAACCGCGTCCCATTTAGCGAGATAATCGGCATCTGGATCACCGCCCGTGTTTAAAAAATTACCGCCGATATATATTTCTTTTGTGATTGGATGTTGTGCAATTGTATAAATTACACCTGTCATTCCCGCCATGGCACTCCATATACCANTCGACGATCGTTTTAGAATGTGATCAGCATACGCTAGCGTGTCATTGAAGTCNAGTGATACNGCNCTATTGCCGTCTTTTTGCAGATAGGCGTCNTGAATTTCAAATANAATGTTAGCGCGCTCNAANTCNCGTTGTAATCCAGTATCAAGCCCGCTAACATACACGCATTTTATATCAACTGGTTCGCTTGCCTTCAATCCGGCGGTTGTTTCGCCCTGATAGCGTATTACCATCGCCTGTTGGTTTGGCACTAAATCAGGCTTTACCAACTCAATCAAAGCGTTTCTATTAGTCTGTACCGCTCCGATAGTTGTACCATTGAACGCGACCGCAAGGGTGAAATATCTTGATGTAAGGTTTGTGCGCTGATAGCGTTTTGTTCCGTCAACCAGGTCAATAGAATTTACGTCCGTTGGTGCCATACCTAGGCCTAATATATCAATCTTCTTACAATAAGTTGTAATGTCGATCAATTCACCACCTGAGCGGGTTGTAGCAAGTCTAACGCTCGTGCTTGCGTTTGCCTGCCCCGTCCAGTAGTATTGATTGACTTTCTTTATTGTTTCGATAATGTCCCCGTCAAAGTAGGTAGTAGGTGCCATTCCCGTTTCAATCTGTACACCGTCGATATAAATAAATTGTGCTGCGTCCCCGTTGGTACCTGTTTCGGATAGTGTCAAAGTACCAGCCAAATCCCCAGCGTCCGGGTTGATGTGACAATGTACCCGCTGCCAGTGGTCTTTTATAGTCATGTCTGCAAGTCCAGCGACAACTGTACCAGATGTAAAACCCGTCCATGTAAGCGTTAGTTGTGTCCCCGTATAGGTTGATGGAATATAAATATCCATGGCTGCCACGTGGTCAGCGTCTGTCAAGGTAATAGCGTAACTGGCTAATAAATCATTGTCGGTATAAGTGCATTTGCAGCTGTACACACCCCGTCTTTGCTGAACCGCGCTCGTTGCGATTGTGTTTGTTCCGCCCGTTGTCCAGCCGGTCGTTCCTGTTTCAAACGATGGGTTAGTACAAAGGTTCGTTGCAGCCTTTGGCTTGATAATATAAAATTTTTCTTTAGTTACTGTCATGCTAAGGCGTATCCTTTCGCAAAATCAATAGAACGGCTGAATTCATCCGGTGATGAATTGGAATAGACGGTTGTGTAATAATTGTTTCCGGTTGTTTGACCATCGACCCCAACATTAGCTTTCACAACAGTTGATGGTATGTTGTCAAATTCAAGTTGTGCGTGAAAAGCTGGTAACGATGTCCGCGAGATTGATTTCAATGCATCCTGAATGCCCCATAATCCGGTTTCAAACGGGGTCGGTGAACCAGGTGTTAGCCAGTCTGGTAACTTTATATTTTTCAGCTTATCAGTCAGACCTTTTATCCACCCGATAACCTTACTGATTGCAGTGCTAATTCCATCAAACGCGGGGGATAATTTATCCTTCAACCATCCGGCAACATCTTTTAGCACTGGCATTAGTTTATCATTAAACCATTCAAACATATCCTGAATAGCAGGTTGTAATACATTCTGCCAAAATCCAGCTAATGCTGTTAGTGCTAATCCTACGGTTACCTCTAATAATTCGGCAAGTGCATCAAATAACGGGAATAGATTAGTTTTAATCCACGCCCATACCGCCTGAATAGCTGGCAATAATTTATCATTCCAAAAAGACGTCAATACATCAATGGCTTTTGGTATGTTGGTTTGTAACCATGTTTTAATCGTTTGAAATATAGGTTGGATTACAGCCCATACTGATTTTAGTTTATCTTGTATTCCACCCCAATTATTTGTCCAGGCTTCATACACTAAATAGGCAACAGCTGCAACGGCTGCCATGACTAACAACACAGGTGCCATTGCTACAATTGTTGATACAATAGCCGGTATTACGGTTGTATATACAAATGCTGCTACTGCAACTCCTATTGCTGCCAGTATTCCAACAATCACGCCTTGATTTTCACTAAACCACGCACCCATTTTTCCAAACCAATCAATTACCTGAGGAATGACTTCAACAACCTTGCTGGCAAAGCGACCCAAACCATTAATTAATTTTTGCAGTCCTGCTTGAAATGCCGGATTACTGAAAACACTATTTAGCGTACTTGATAATTTTTCAATCATGGGAAGTAGTGCCGTACCGATAGTGGCTTTCATATTCTTGAAATTAGCGGCAATAATTCTTTGCTGGTTGGCTAATCCGTCGGATGTTCTCGCAAAGTCGCCTTGTGCTAATGTGGTCTGCTCCATAATCAAGGCATAGGACGCCTGAGCTTTAGCGGCGGCTGTTATTGCCCCTTCGCCATCCCATAATCCCATTTCAAGTGCTTTTGCTTCCAACATTGCGGCGTTTAGATTGACGCCTAATGTTTTCAACGGTTCTGTTTCACCTGATAACCCTGCACGTAATTTATCCAATACTACAGTTGGATCCATATTGTTGAATGATGCTAAATCAGACGCTAATGACACCAATCCTGTTGACATATCAAATGATGCATCTGTACTAATTTCCATTGCCCTGAATAGATTGCCATAAGTTGCGGCGGCTGCCAATGCTTCGTTCTTGCTCATACCCATTGACTCGGCCGCGTTATCACCAAACTTGATTACGCTGTCTGCATAATTCTCAAATACTACCCCGACCTTTGACACTGTTTCAGCAAGATCCGAAGCTGGTGCAATAGTTGATGCAATAAAAGCCGTTGCAGCTGCACCAGCGGCCGCTCCGGCTATTACTACGCCTTTGCCAACGGTTGATAATCCGTTGACTATATTTTTCGATGTTCTGTTGGCTTTCCCTTCTGCTTCGTCAAGTCCTTTGGTGTAATCAGATGAATCAAGCCCTAACGATACCAGCAGCTTTAGAATTGTATTTCCCATTATTCAGGTTCTCCAATCGTGCCACCTAATCCGGCTGTTATCATCGCTGCAAAGCTCAACATTTGTTCAGGTGACTTTTCTTCTTTTTCAAACTTTGGCATGAATTCATCGGCTGAGTGCGGCTTGTCACCTTTTTTACGATTGACGTTGGCTAGAATTGCGCTGGTTATCGCGGGACCGATATATTGTGTTTCCTGTCCGAACGGCTCAATTTGATAGTAGACCATCCATTCTGTTAATTCCGCACTGCTTATCCTGCTTAACAATTCAGCCCGCGTCATTCTAAGGGCAAGCGCTAATCGGAAGGTGAACCGTCGAAAGGGTCATTTTTTAATTCCTCTGCCAGTTCCTCCACGTCCTCATCTGATATACCAGATAACCTTTGTGCTACTGCAAACACTCGTTGTAATGCAGC